ACGGAAGTCCTAAATCACACACCAGGAATTTGGTGGGATAGGCTAGGGGGTGGGGTCGGCATCGGGAGTATATATATCTTTAAAAAAAGGCCGAATAGTTCTTCTTGAACCATTCGATCCCCTTATTTTATAGAACTTCCTCGTCTTTTTGCGGAGTTGTCACATCTTTTGCGAGGTTTGATCGCTCTCCCTCCCACCTATCTATCAATGAACCTAGTTCGTCTGGCGTCATCTCCCCAAGGTTCTTACCATTCGCCAGCTCCTCCGAGTTCTTGCCCAGATCCCCAGCCAGCTCAAGAGCTGTACGAGCCGCAGAGACTCTGGCACTTGGGTTTGAGTCAGGATCTTGCATTACTTCCTTGAGGGTATTTGCCGCCAAGCTGGCAAGATCGGTTTGATAGGTGGTTTGTCTTAACAGCCGCAGAGCTGTTAAAACTGTAGGGTTTCTAGTCAATAAATATGCACTCTGTTTAGGATGAGCATATCCAGACAATCTAGCCGCTTCCGTTGGATTCTTGTTTTCCTTTACCAAGTAATTGCAGAACTCTTGTTGCTGTTCTGAGAGTGTTCTTTTCCGAGTTAAATTCATACTTCCGATCCTTCCGCATTAATTCCTTCTATATATATATGCAAAAAAAGTTTGACGAAACATCGGATTTCGTTCTAAATGGGTTTGTCGGTTTGGTTTGGTCGCCAAAATCGACACCAAAACTAATTAACTAAGGAGCAATAAAATGGATATAGGAGTAACATCATTACTAGTCGAGGGTTCACTACCTCCCGAAGCTAGTCACCCTTCTGAGGCTATCGTTGAGGTGTTTATTATTACCGCAGAGAATAAGCGAGGTAATAGATACGAGCTTGATGATTTCGGAACAAGGGATAAGGCTAAAGCCGATAGGCAATTAGCGAAAATCGAAGCTCATTTAGCTAAAGGCGGTAAGTTAAATCTGGATCATTGGTCAGAGCGAGAGCCAGTGTACGGATCTGATGCTTATTGCGAAGAGTATGGATTTTAATCATGGCTAGGCAATTCCCAATCTGGGTGGATATAAGATCATGCTTATATTCATCCAGCAAATCCTACGGAGTGAAAGATCATTCCGATCAGAATATCAAGGTCGGCACTTCCTCCAGAAATTCCCATGACTTTGGAACGATCAGATTATCCAGAAGAAATATTGATGGTGAAGATGTGTTCCAAATTGCTTGGGTTAATCGCAACGGCAAGCATAAGGTCGTTGATCGGGTAAAGGTCAAAGACAAGCAAAAGCTGGTAACTGTCCGATGATGGTCTTAGTCGCTTGTGAAACTTCTGGAACTGTCCGAGATGCCTTCAATAATCTCGGGCATGATGCTTGGAGCTGTGACGTTCTTCCGAGCGATCAGCCCAGCAACAAACATATCCAAGATGATATTCGGAATGTCTTGGGTTCATCTTGGGATATGCTTATTGTCTGTCACCCTCCTTGCACCAGATTATGCAACTCTGGAGTAAGATGGTTACACACACCGCCACCCAATAAAACTAAACAAGAAATGTGGGAAGAACTAGACGAGGGTTGTGATTTGTTTTCAACTCTCTGGAATGTCTCCCACATTCCAAGCGTCTGTGTCGAAAATCCTATCATGCACCGCTACGCAAAAGAGAGGATTAAGAATTTCAAACCAGCCGCACAAACAATCCAACCTTGGCATTTTGCTCAGTCTGTGGACGATCCAGACAACGTATCAAAAGCAACTTGCCTATGGTTGCGTAATCTCCCCAAGCTGGAGCGAACAGGAACGCTAGATGGCAAGACTGCAAGGCATGAATGTCATTCGGCTGCTCCCAGCAAAAACAGATGGAAAATCAGGAGTAAATTTTTTCCTTCTGTCGCTTCCGCAATGGCAGATCAATGGGGATCAATTCAAGATAAAGGAGCAACAATATGAACAAGAAAAATAAATGGGGTTTCGATCTCCATGTTTGCGTTATCTGTGGCGATAGTTTCCGAGGATTAGGAGCTAACCCATACCCAATCAAGGACAAAGGCCGATGCTGTTCTGAATGCGATAAGAAAGTCATCATGGTCAGAATTTTAAAAATGAAGGAGCAACAGAAATGAAAGATCTTTTAGAAAAAGCCTATTCAGAAGGACACAGAATAACTGTTGAGCCTTCCCCAGAACTTCAAGAACAACTGCTTTTTGGATCTCGAAAATATCAGGTTCTTGAAACACTCAACCAAACCTACAAAGGAAACGTCACTAAGATGACTAATAGCCTTTGTTTATCTGCTGGTGCTTACCTACGCTCCAGCCTTAAAAATTCCCGACTCAATAAAGAAGAAAAAGAACTCATTGATCGGGCATTACTCACAGTTAACCGAATAGCATTAATCAATGGAGGATTTGAAAATGAATAAGCAAGCAATCATTACTAAATTGCCAGATTGGGCAGATGATCCAATGAGCTGGACAACTGCTATGGAAATCATGGAGCGTGAAATTAATTGGCATATCCAATCTTATGGAAGTCCAGACACAGACGGAATAGCGAACCGCATAAATAATCTTAAAGAAGCGTGGAGGATAGTCAGCCGAGGATTTGCAGATTAAGGCGAAACGATCCCCAGATCTCTGGGGGTTGTCGGGTGAGTTTGGTCGCTCACTCCTGATGATGCCAGCCGCATTGAAAATAAAGGAGCAACAAAATGCTTAGAAAAAATGAACCCTCTGTGGGTCAAATCTTTAAGGAGGCACTCAAGTTCTATTTGAGATCTCCAGCCACTCTAGCAGGCGAAATTCTCGGAATATTGGGAATAGTCTTTTTATGCTGGTCAACTCTTATGATCGGTTATGCGATTGGAGGTGCGTAATGAATAAGAACCCACAATATGTATACACTCTAAAATTTAGAAGGGTGGACGATGAAGATAGTGTCGCTGTTTTCGGACACAAGCCCACCAAACGAGATGTTGCGGAATACCTAGCCTATAATCTGGATTTTGAATTGATTGATCTTTATAAGTTTAAGGATCATCATCGAGGTGATGGGATCACAGTAAAATTAGAATATAATTTTTTTGGTGACTCAACTGATCTGGAACTTGTCGCTGGATATGATAAGGAAGGTGAGGCTTGTTTCTACTGCGACATAGAGCAAACTTTCGTAAATAATAAAGTCCATTATGAGGATTTTTCTTGTGTGGCTTTTTTAGAAAACTGTGCCGCAGAAGTAATAGGGATCTTCAAAGGTGATGAGGACTATGACAAGGCAATCCCATTTATTGAGCAACTCGCAAAAATCGAAGGACGCATTTCAACAGAGTCTTGTTATTTAGAACCAGACGAAATCAAAGACTATATAGACAGCGATCCACATTTATGCGTTTACGATATTAATGGTTTTATCAGAACAATTAAGGCCGAGATCTTGGAGCGAGAATTTGAAAAATTAAAGGAGGAAAAAGATCAGCAAGCCGAAGATGATTATTGGGATAGTCACCCAATGGAAGCAATGAAAAGGAGGCAAGCCAATGACAGTTAATCAACTCTACACAGTCAGAGAGCATCGAGGCCGCCGCCGCATCTATCTTGAAGGTAAGCGGCTTTGGAATGCTAAGTTCTTTCGAGGATCTCTTTTTAATATTGCTAAGAGAATTCCCGACAATGCTCCTTACTTGTCATTGATCCGTCAACTTTCCGAGGAAGAAAAATGGGATGCCGCTCACAAAGATGGGTTTGCGGATATTCACATTTATGAGGGAATGAGAGACTATAAGGTATCTGGAAGGACTGATCCCAGCTATGAAGATGGGAACAAGCCTACGATCGATTTATCTGGCTCTGTGATACCTTTTCCAGTGGGAACAGAGATCGAAATTACTTACTCTGATTGGATCATTGAAATGACATATTCCGACAATCCTATCAATCTGGATATTCTTGATCGAGAGTGGGAGGCTAAAAATGGAAATTAGAATATTTCAATCAGGTCAAGGATTGCTTTCTATAAGCATAAACGGAAAACCAAGTCTTTGGAAAATTAGTAATCAATCAGGTACAGGGGTTTGGAATTTATACAAAGCTGGCACACATTTTATGCCATTGCTTCAATTAAAAAGAAATCTTGCACCATTCATTCACAAGTCAAAAGAATTGAATAAAATTGTGTCTGATTTCATTAGTGAGAATGATACCGAATATTATAATATAGAAAAATGGAGGTAAAAAAAATGGGTGACACAAGCGATTGTGATTTTATAGTAGTTGCGGCATTTTATAAGGATAGTGAAACTTTAGATCCAGAAATAGACTATTGGGTTCATTTTGATAATTTTGGTAAAGCTCATTTAAAATATGATGAGCTTCTGAAAGATCCTAAACTTTGTACTGTAAGCATTTGTGCGGTTTTAAAATCTACCGATTACAAAGAGTTTAAATCAGGAAAGCTGACTTTTAAAAGATAAGTATTAAACCACATAATTAGCGAGTCAAAGAAACCCCGAGAAATCGGGGTTTTTTTATGGGTACTCCTATATCATAGAAACCCTTTAACCCCTCTCAGTGGCTAAATTTGAGGGTCTATTTTTGCTGTTTTTCATAATTTGATACCCGATTGAACTATATCCAGCAATATCAGCCCACTGATCGAGAGAATTGGGATTTTCTATTAATCGTCCAATTTTAAGTAAGATCCCGAACATTGCAATATCAACTCCAGTGATGGACTCTCCAGATCGGGCTCCAAGATAAGTTGAAAACAGTTTTGCTGTGCGTTCCATGTTTTCATCTGGCTCACCATACTCAGAATTTCTTTTAGAACCCACCAGATCGATTACCTCCTCCAGCATTGAAATCCTGGGTTGGACTTTGACAGATTCCAATAAGGCAGATTCCAATTCGGCAGAATCCATTTCTGGAGGATCACCGGAAACTTGTTCAGAAGGGGATTTCATCTTCTTCGATTTCTTTGTCATCATCTCTTGCCAATTTTCCTTGTTTTTTATCATGTGGTTTTACCTCCTCGATTGTTGATCCATGAAATATATTTTTGACTGCTGTTACAGTTTCCATTTTCTCTTCCCAGAACTTGATAATCCGACAGAGTTCGTCATAAGTATAAGTCCTCGCCACCGATTGCGGATCTATCTGCTTGGAAAGATGCTCATGTTCGATAATGGCTATTGGTCGGCTATTACAATCGACAGGAGCCACAATAAAAATAATGTTTCCATCAGTCGGTTTGTGACCTTGTGAAATTGCGTACTTCTCTAATGCTTCCCAGCCAGCAATTAAATTATTTCCCTTCTGAACCAAATAAGTGTGATCGTCTTTATTACACGCTTCCTTCCAGTTCAGCCTAGCTTGTTCAAATTTCAGAGCTAAAGCTGGAGATGCCAATCTCTCCAATCTTCCCATTCCCCAGCTTTGTTCCATCTTTTTAACTTTATCATCTACAGATTCCATGATTGCCATCACTAAAGGAAATCTCCAATCACCAGATCCCCACATTGGAGGACTGTAATAAGTTTCATCAGCTTTCTTAGTCGTGCTGACAGCTTGATTTCTTGTGTACCTATTTTGATGGGTTAATCTTTTAGACATAACTTCGGCCTTTTTTCGCAGGACCACATCTCTGGTCTATTGAGTGGAGGAGGCATAGATCTGGGAAGATGATCTATGAACATTGTGCATTCAACCTTCTCATTTGGATAATATCGATCAGCTACCATTTGACAGCTTTCCTCATCTGAGAATTTCATAAATACTAAAAGCACATACAGTTCCATATCATACCTCTGTAGTATTAACTTCCCTATGCGGAAGTAATACATAAGGGGTATGGGGTACTACTTCCGTTCCAAAACCCGTCCACTTCCGCTTACTTCCGCAACTTTTTGCTGTTTTCATTTCGTTACTTCCGCCATTTTGGGGTGTTCACCCCCCTTACTTCCGTCATTTTCGAGCCTTCCCCCCCTCCACTTCCGCTTGCGGAAGTAACGAAAAGTGGCTTGATTAGCTCTTCAAATTGTCTCAAAACCTGGTTGTGATACTGACCTCTTTCCTTTTTAAGCTGTGGACTTTTGACATCTCTCTTGTCGTAGTATGCCCACATATGAAGTGCTTGCCGTATTCGTTCAGCTTTGTCGTACCTATTCATCTTTTCTTAAATCCTATTTTATGCGGATAGGCTTTTCTTTTACCCGAGGCTCGTTTGAGCTTTTTTAAATTTACTGTGTATCCAAATCTTTGATCCTTCTTGATCGGTTGCAGTGCCAGCTCTGGATACTTATCTTCAAATTCCGTTTTATTCATATCGGACTCCCTTCAAAATCACCTCCATCTGGATCGCTGTTTTCTGGCTGTTTGGCTGGCATTACGATTGTCCAATGACAATGCGTACAGCAATTCCCTTTTGCCGCTGGTTCAGCTTTAAATCCTTCTCTGTGTCCATTAGGCTGGACATCGATAGGATTGCCGCAAAGTACGCAAATATGTTGCTCGATTTCTGTTTTATATTTTTTCATGCTTACCTCTCATCTGGGGTTCTAACGACCCTCACCCCTTTTGTTTTTTTGCTGGAATCATGGACAGCATTTTCGATAAAGTTTTGCTGTTGCCATGCTTCAATATATCCCTTTGCAGCTCTCCTCGGCATTCCGTACTCGGAAAGCAAGTATGCTTGAAGGGATCTGGTCGTATTTGTAGCGATTGAGAACGGCTCTTCAGTTCCCCATCTGCGATTAATTTCTGAGAATATTTCTGTAGTTTGTAACTTATCCAACTTTGCGGATTGCTCTAGGATCGTATCAACTTCTATTGTTCGGTCGATCAGCAATCCCGATTCATCTCTAATGAAAGCTCTGGGAGTATTATCAGCCTGATCGTTGACCTTGACTATGCCGCCCATAACGCAGTTTCCAACTCCAGATTCAAAATCCATTTTCTGAGCGACTACAACCTCGTCACTTTCGGGCATCTGCCATAGTCCATACACCCACCTAGCACCATCAACTAGAGCTGTAGTGCCTCTGATAGCTTCTCGGGCATGAACTGACTTCTTGATGCTGAATGTTCCTTCCTTCCTCATGTGATGAGCGACCAGAACATTTGCTCCTGTTGCTACGCATAATTCTGAGATGTTTGACCACCAGAACTGAGCGGCGGCTGGATCAGTATTAATATCTGCGGCGGCAAAGGCTTGAAGAGGATCAAAGATAATAAGAGCCACATCGCCCATTTCGATGAGCTGGGATCGTATATCCTCAAATATTGCTGTTGTGGTGTACTGACCCATAGTATTTTGAATTAATGGTTTTGCACCTCCAGCATCAGGCAAGGGTACAACAATCAAGTTTCCATTTGCCCGATCGAATAGACTTGCACCAGCGATATTTCGTAATCTTCTGTGGACTCCATCTTTAGAGTCCTCGGCGGTCAGAAAAACAACTTTTCCATTTGTGATAACATCGCCGCCCAAAGCTCTCTCTTTGTGCATTCCCTGATCGCCACCAGCTACCTTCATCGCCAGATCTAAAAGGATAAAAGATTTACCGAGTCCACCAACGGCGGCAACTAAACCAGGAATTCTGCGTGGGAGGATATTTTCGATAAGCCATTCTTGCTCGGGAGCTTCGCCGCTGTAGATTGACAGATTCCAGTCTGCTAAGATGAGTGGCGAGGAGAGTTCGGGTGAACCACTCCTCGCACCATTCCGCAACTGGTCGTGGAGCGGAGCAACCGACTCCGTTTGTTGCGAAATTTCTGAACCCTTTTCTACATCCTGTAAAATCCTGAGTTCGTTTTTCCTAGCTTTCCATAACAGATAGTTAGCTTTCTTTTCAAATACTTTCTTTCCTCGCCCATCTTCCTCAAGAGATCGACCTCTGGCTCGGCATTTATTCTCGTAAGTAGGATAGGCTTCCTCAACTAATTGTTGCACTGTGGGAATAATTCCTTTCTGAGTCCAAAAAGTTCTGATTGTTCCCATCAAGAGCTGAACCATGTAGCCTTCACGACCATCAACGAGATCACCCCATTTGTCTGTTTGGCTCGATTGTAGGCTTGCAGATCCATTCATAGATGGCGCCGTATTAACTGTTAATTTCGTGAGCCAATCAGGACTTTCTTCAATATGCGGCACTTGAGTATTTAATGTGTAATTTTGGGAGGACTCATGGTTGCTGGGAGCCACAACTACAAATCCTCCCTCACCTCTTGTATCAATGCCGCCACCGAGAGTGTTTTTGTCTGTTTTAATTTCTACATTTTCTGGAGCTTTAAAGAAGAGATGTTTTCCACCCGAGCCAGTTCGTTGTTCTAAGGTTTGTGGCAGATCATCATTTGCCATTTGGAGATCGTCAAAATTATCAGAACCATCTTTCCCTTCACCAATATCTACATCGACAGCAAAGACATTGTTGCTTACCTTTCCAGTGACTACTCCAATATTAAAATCTTTATATTGACCATCGAACCATTGCTTTAATTGTTCTTTGTTAGCCTTTTTTGTTTGAAATTCTTTCCAGCTTTTAGGAGCTGGGTGTTTACCTTTTGATTTACAATCTTTGCCCTTTGAACAAGAGCAAGATCCATCTGATTTTACATAATGTACTGGCATCACAGAGAAACCTTGTGACTCCCAATAATTTGCCCAATTTAATTTATTATTACTGCTCATTTTTCACCCGAAAAAAATGGGGGGAAAGTACAGAGAGTATCTAACTCTCCCCCAAGTTAATTCAGCTCCTAAATCTCGTCAGCAGAGATATTGCTAAAATCAATATCGTTTGTAGCTGGTGGAGGAGTAGGAGCTGTTGCCGCTTGTGGAGCAGACACAGGCGGAGCGGCAACTGGTTGTGGAGCTGGAGCTTCACCCTTTTGTGGCATCGGCATTAACTTCTGTATAGTAAAAGAAATCTTTACTGATCGCCCACCTCCAACTTTTAAAGCAGTCGTTTTTGGATCTATCATTACCAATGCTGACATTCCTGACTCAGCAAATGGAGTTTTTTGATCCCACATTTTTTCAGCTTCATTATATACATCTTTAAGAAATTGCTTTGATGCAAATTGGTTTGTAGTCATTTCTCTGTAAGGATCATCTTCACCAAAATGCTTCTTAGAATAGAATAAAGCTGAAAAGCCAACTTTATGTTCTGGTGATGGTTGTGAGTGTGGTTGACCGACAAAAGGTTGCCAATCTCTAATTCCTGGTGCTAGCTGTAACCATCCTTGAGTGATGTTTACTACATCGATTAAGATAGGTGCTGACTGAACTTGCAAAGTCATTTGACCTTCGTTTCCGTCAGAGGCAATCCATCCATTGTCCAGCGAAAAATTGACATAACCAACTCCGCTTCCTTCGTTTACTTGTTCCATAAATGGCATTTATTTTCCTTTCATTTTTAGCGACCGCAGTTTTTAAATAGGTATGGGTCGAGAACCTTCTCTAAGTCTTTCGAGTCGTAAGTTTCCTTGAGCCATTTTCTCGAGGATTTTCTAATTTGAGATGAGTTAAGCTCTGCATTCGAGCAAACAACATCGTGATCTTCGGACTTAAACCAAAGCCAAACGATTGCTTGTTTGGCATAATTTCTTTTAGTGACATTTTTATCTGTGAGCCGATTGGCATCATAAATCGCTTGCAGAAGGACATTCTGCCAAAAGGATTGATAGAGAGTGGGATGCCTATCAAATTGCTCATTCCCAAAAATCGCATTACGCATACCACTTATCTTTGATCTCTTCCGCATCGCTCCAGTAAAAAGTTGAGGGGTTGTAAGGAACACTTTTTTGGAGTTTCTCTTTGTCATCTGAGAGGCTAAGAAAATTCTCCATCTGAATTACGTTGTGTTTAAAAATTTTAAGAAATTTATCGGCTTGCTCATCCTCTAGCTCCAACCACATATAAGGATCTTTAACTCTGGTTAAGCAGTATAGAAATTTAACATCTGGATTTGAGCCAACGGCCTTCTTATAAATAGTAGCTTGGATTCCATGATCGAGAGAAAATCCACTTGGCGATTTGCTGGTTGTTTTCAGATCTACAACTAGATTATGTTCTGGATACCAGAAGTCTAGGTATCCAATACACTTAACAGTTCCACCTTCTCCCTCTCGAAATCTAGCATTGATTTCCACTCCATGCTGTTTTGATCCTCTAGCTGGAAGAGCTGGTTTCCCGAGCGGCATTAATTGTTCCAATGCTGTTCGTACCATTCGATCTACGAGCTTAGATTTTTTCTCCCATTGCTCGGCGAAATCATGGCGAAATTTAGTGAGATCCATTAATCTGTCACAAGCAATTTTCACGCATTCATCAGCATCGACTCCATTAAAGACTCCATAATCTACACCAGCTTCCACAGATGATCCTTGGTGAGCCGCCCAGCCTACAGAAAATTTTTCTTTCATCAGGTATCTCAACACCCATTGATCGGTTGCATTCCTAAATAATGCTACGTTTGAAGGCGAAATATGCTTTATTTCGTGTTGGGTAAATCCGTTGGTTTTGTTTGTTTGTGTCATGTTGTTGGTCATCTTACTCAACACTTTGGGCAAAAGTAAAGCCATATAATGCGATCAAAGAAGCCTCCGCTCTTCCATCATCTTTTTTTCTGGCGAATTTTTGTGATGATGCTGGCAGTAATTGGGTTGCTCTTTCTCGAGATCCATCCTTTCCAGAAGGAACTTTTAAGGCTTTTTTCCAAGCGAGTGGACGGACAGTAGTGACTTGCATTTGTAACCCAGCCGCAACTCCAAGAAGGATTCCAAATCCTTTGCCGAAATTAAACATAGAAGTGACCCCTTGATTGGGCATAGCATGAACATTCTCGATAAAAACTGGAGCCTCATGTTGCTTTAAAATGTCGGCAACCAAAGCAGCAGAAATTGTTTTCTTTTTCTTTACTTCCATGATGGGCATATCGAATATTTCAATCCCATGATCTTCTGGAAAAAGCAGAGCCAAAGCTCCGTTAATACCAGGATCTATACCCCAAACTGCGTTATTATTTTTCACTTAAATACTTTCCTATATGTTGTGGAGGTTTATTAACAAACAACTTTTCCATAGCTCGTTCCCTGATAACTTTTGGTATAGAGTCCGTAGACGCAATTATAAATAATCTATTTAATAATTGCATCATTGCTGGAGATAGTTTTTCGTATTGAGCTAGAGCTTCCCCTATCTCATCGATCTCCAGATGCCATTCATGTAGAATTTGGTTAAAGCGTTCACTCTGTAAAAAGCAAACGACATTATCGTTCTTATGTACCAATTTCTTCCCCATTGAAAAAATTACAATAAGGAAGAAAATTTAAAATACTAGTGAACTAATTTTTCACTGAATATTATTTTCAGTGAATTTTATTTTCACTGAATATTATTTTCAGTCCTCTGTTTCAATCGCCCTTTTTGCCAAATTGTTCATCATATCTCTAAACGCATCAATTTTATTTTGGTCATTTAAAAGAGGTTCGATAAATTTGTCATGCAGATGGTCAGTAGAGTAGTCCTCACGAACTTCATTCCATAAGAATAGTCTACGCATTACATAGCGATGGATATAGTCTATTAATTGCCAGTCTGTAGCGGCTACAGTCGTAGCCAAAGACGCATTTCCTTTGTTGTATTGATGAATATATCCTGCGTCCTCTGCCTCGTTGGCAATTTTCATTGCCTGTTGGATACTCATGCCAGTGTCTTTTGCGATATTACTAATCGACTTAGAACTTCCTTTTAAAGTTGCTAAACAAGAATAACTTAGCACCGCTCTATAATAATGAGATTGACACCAAAATCGCTGACAAGCTGAACTATTGGGCGATCTTTTTGTTTCACTAAAATTTTTATGCCAATTGTTATCATCAATCATTATGGCTTTTGACATTTCCAATAAAAATCGTGGAAGTTCAGATAAAATATCTGATTTTGGTGTTAATGTCGGTTCAACTTTTGCTTTTTTGTTAAATTCATTTTTCCCAACTAGGTTGCTCATGGGGTATATATTTTGTTTCTTATTCATTTTTGCCCTCCTCAATTTTAATTATGTAATCATAAAGATCAAATCTTTGGTTTCTTTCTTTTGCGATCATTGCCAGTTCCAAAAACCTAAATATTGGAATGCGGCCTGACCTACTCCACTTGTCTACGGCATCAAAAGTAATAGGATCTTTGCTATGCTCACTTAAAGCTCTAGCGGTCTTAGTTTTCCCATTGAATTGCCGGACTATTTTTTTTGTATTTAGCTTATACATTTGTTGGTCAATCTCCTCTTCAAAATCTACAACTAATTCAAAAATTTATAATACGCAAGAAAATAATACGGACAGAAATTCCGTAGTATTGAATATCTTAGTACAGAAAAAGTTTCTGTAGACAATAAATTGATTATATCGTATGTGTTGTTTCTTAGATATCAACATTTATCGGGGAAGATATATGTCACCAAAAGTAACCCATCGGTCTGGGGAGATCGATCTTAGTAAAAGAGTTATAACTACTGGCGAGTTTGCGACCAGGTTATATACGCTTATGTATGAAAAAGGCTGGAATCAGTCTGAGCTATCTAGAAAAAGTGAAATCGGAAGAGACAGCATATCAACGTATGTTAATGGAAAGTCTGTTCCCACTCCACGAAATTTGGAGAAATTAGCTTTAGCTCTCGGTACTGAACCAGAAAAATTATATCCCAATTATGATGAGGCGAATAACAAACAATCGGATAAGGTCGAGAGCTTTAATAAAATTGATGATGGCTCTGGGCAGTATTGGGTTTATGTTAATCGTAAACTTGAAGGCAAAGTTGCCATCAAGATTATGCAGTTACTAAATGAAATAGACGATTAATGGAGAGACTTCTTACACAAAAAGAAGTTTCTGCTTTGCTCGGAGTGTCGATTCAGACGATCCGCAGACTAAGGCTATCCGACTCCCTACCCACAATCATGGTGAATGGGATGCCGAGGATACCCGAGGGAGCAGTAAAAATTTATAAGGAGAGGAACAGATGTCAAACAAGAAACCACCAAGGCTGGTGCAATATAAAGGCAAATACTACATCTTTTATTACGATAAGAGAACACAAAGAAAGAGCCTTCGGACAGAAGATTTACAAACAGCAGAAGCTCGTTTCTCTGGATGGCTCGAACAGCATCACAAGGAAATAAAAGTAGAAGCTGATCCTCTTGTGTCGGATTGTCTGGATTATTGGTACGAGCAAAATGTTAAAGATAAATTTTTGTCTGAAGATAGATACCACTCTCTCATTAATAATTTAAAATTTTATTTTGGGAATAAACGAGTTTCTGAGATCACCAGAAATGATAGTGAAGAGTACAAAAAAATTAGAATGGCTGGTCATGGATATTATGGGAATGTGGCAAAAGGAGCTACTGTCAGAACAGAACTCCAGAGATTACGAGCTTGCTTTAATTTTATGATTAATCAGGTTGAACCGAGAGAAAGACGTATTACTCGAGACATGGTCGCCTACATTGATATGCCGCCACCCTCCGCTCCTAGAGATCGAGTTTTGTCTAAAGAGGAACTCGAAACACTCTGGGATTTTTGTAAAGATTTAGTGTGGAATGGAATGGGTAGACCTACTTCTAATCGATTACATAAAGTTGCTCGATTTATAATTTTGGCTATGGAGACAGCTCAACGCAAAACTGCAATCTTGGAACTTAAATGGTCACAAGTTTTACTCGAGCAAAATTTAATCATGTTTTTGCCACATGGAAAACTTCAGACGATTAAACGTAGACCACCAGTTCCGATTTCCACAAGACTAAGACCTATCCTTGAACACGCATATTCCGAGAAAATTAATGATTTTGTATGTGACAACACCACTGACGTTCACGATCAAATTAAGAGGGTGGGTATAGAGCTAGGTATTAATGGTTTGTCTCCTCATGTGTTCCGTCACTCTTGGGCAACCCATGCTGTAATGGCTGGGAAGCCTATTGAGAAGGTTGCCGCATTTATGGGAGATACTGTGGAGATCGTGAGAAAAAATTATGCTCACCTAGCTCCAGATTATTTATCTGATGTTGTTGATTAAAAAATTGAGAATCAACAGCCTTAAATCGACAAAGAATCAACAAATATTTTTGCGTCCTTGAACAGCGCATTTTGCGCTGTACTGCGCAATTTGCGCTGTGTTTTGTAGGCCACTGATACCCTCAACAAAATCAACAAAATTAAGCTGATCCTTTAAACGCAGTAAAATAAGTGTTGAGAGGTGTTTGTTGGGCGGTCAACAAAATTCAAATTCTGGTGGGCGATGGACTACTAAGCTCTCATCAAACTACTTAAACTTCAATAACTTAGCTCTCAACATCATTTTTTTTTGCGTTGTTGTTTGCGTTATTGCTATTTTTCTCAGATTTAGAGCCCTTTTTTTGTAGGGTGAAATCAATCCAAGCTCTCGACATATC